CCCTTTGCCGCTTCACCGGATTTCTTGGTGTTATCGGCCATCCCTCCGGTCGCTTCTTCCGCCGCTTCAGCGCTTCCCGCCACGTACTGCATCACGGTCTTCTGCCCCAGCAGCGCCGCGATGATCATCTGGATCACCTGGAACATACGCATTAACCAGCTCGTCACCTTCATGATGATCGGCATCGCCGCGATCAACAGCGGCGACAACATCGTCTTGGCGGATTCACGCACGTTGTTAAATGCCGTCTTCAGGTTCATCACCTCGTTGTACATGTACGATGTCTTGCTCATCGATTGCGCTAGTTTATTGGTGTAGTTTTCCAGCCACCGGTAGCCAGCTGCTGCCACACCCACGACCGCTCCTACCAGTGCAACCAATCCCAGTGCCACTGCTCCGGCAACGGTCGCCACCGCTCCGAGACCGGCCACGAGAACCTTAACACCTGCTCCTGCAGCGGTCATAATACCCTTGAATGAACTCATGGTTTTGGTTGCAGTTTTAAAATTGCCAAACGCTTTGCTGACGTTCTTTAGTGAATTACCGATCCCGCTGATTCCCTTGTTGAATCCCTTCTCGTCGATCCTGGTGTCAATTCGTACTGTTCCGTCATACGCTGCCATTGTCAGCCTTCCTTCCTCTCACCATCGCCAGAAACGCCCGCTCCGCTTCCCGTTCTTCCACCGTGCGGTCGTCGATCTCCTCCACGATGAACGCGTCCCCCATCTCCCTGGCCATTTGTCGCTCTTCTTTGCTCGCCTTCCCGGTCTTCACCCGTTTGCGCATCCCTACCAGGTTGCAGAACGCCGTTTCAGATCCCAGGTCCATGAACAGCGCCAGGAACTTCCACCAGTGCATGTATTCGACCGCTTCCAGGTCGATTCCGTGCGTCTGCTGGAACGCCGCGAAGATCAAATTCGCGTCTTTGTTCCACCCGAACACCCGCGGACCTTCATCCTCATCCTTTTCAGCCTTCCCGCCGTTCAGGAACCAGCTGCCATTTTCCAGCGCCGCTTTCACGTCTTCCGGTTTATCAATGAACAGGTTCTCAAAAAAGATCACGCTTTTCTCAAAACCAGCCAGCTCCGCGTCCTGGAACGCCAGCATGATCCTCAAACACGTCCGAAAATCACTGTCGATCCGGTACTCCTGCCCGTTCACCTTCAATGTCGTGGGCAGCCTGTCGACCAGGATGTTCACTCGTTTTTCACCTTCCGATACTTCTCCATCTTCTCTTTGCGCGTGCCCTGGATGAACGGCGTGATGCCCTCAAAGAACTGCTCGAACATGTTCAGCGTCTTTGCCTCGCCAAATGCCTTCTGAGACGTGCCCGCCCCGAACACCGCGTCGATCTGCCCTCTCAGGTAATCACACAGCTCCAGCGCCAGCCGGATACTCTCCACCGTGTTTACCGGAATGCCCAGCTCGTCAACGCCTTCGTTAGCGCCGATCTCCTCCGCGCGCTGCCGGAACTCCGCTTCTTTCGCCTCGAACTGTTTGATCAGCCCGTAGAACTTCTCCACGAACACGATGTCCTCCGGGTTGAACTCGATCACCCGCGTTTCATCACTGTTCACCGCGATGCGCTTTACGCCGCTGTCAATTCGAATGCTGTCCATTACACTGTCCTCGTCGCCTTGATGTAGTAGATCACGGTCACTGCGCCAACCGTCACCTCGATCGAGATTGTGTTCTCACCCAGCACCAGGGATCCAGCCGCGCCCTGGTTGACAGCCACGCCGTTGCATTTCTGCACGATCGTCGCCCCAGACAACACAGATGCGATCGTCACCGTCGCAGCCGCGATGCTCGTGGTGTAGAACAGGTTCGATTTGTCCGCCGCGAACAACGGCGCCAACGTTCCCGAGCCCAGCGTCAGGCTGGTCAATGTGTTCGCCGCCGGTGCGTTCAACTCTGAGAAACTCCCCAGTGTCGGGTTGTACCTGCCCAGCGTCGGCTCACCCACGAAATTCACCGTGTAATTCAACTTGGCAGCCGCGCCGCCGTCACCGCCGAATTCGTCCACCTGCAGGCTCACGCCCTGCCTTTCAGCCGGGTAGAATCCGCCGATCGCCGCTTTGTACAGCCACACGTTCACCACCTCGGCTTCTGCCAGGCTGAGCACTGCCCGCGATTTTCGCAGCGTATCGATGTACTCGAACACCGCGTCCCCCGCAACTGCTGTTGATTCCAGCGGCATGGTTGGTGCGTAAGACTCCACTGAGATCGTCGCGCTGTCCTCATGGATGTACGTCTCTTCGCTCGTTTTCGGGTTATATTCAATCGCTCCAGTGGTCACACCGTCCCCCACCAAAGACCAGGTCGGCGTGCCGATCGAACCCGTGTTCAGGAAGGACCTGAACTGACTTCGTTTGATCTTGGCCATTCAGCCCTCCTGTTTAGCTTGGTGTGAATGCGCTGGTGTTGGCGTTGAAGGTTCCTGGCACCGGATCACCAATGAAGTTGATCGTGTAGTTGATCTTTACCGATTGACCGCCATCCCCGCCGAATTCATCGATCTGGATGGATACATTCTGCTTCTCCGCCGGGTACGCCGTCGGACCGCCTGATTCATACGCCCACACATTGACGATATCCGTCTCCGCGTCATCCAGCACCGCTCTGGCCACCCGCAGCGCGTCGATGAACTCAAACACCTCATCCCCGCTCACGGCGATCGCTTCAACCGGCAGGCTTGGCGCGTATGATTCCACGCTGATGGTGGCGCTGTCTTCATGGATGTAAGTTTCCTCGGTCGTCTTCGGGTTGTACTCGATCGCACCCGTGGTCACGCCGTCACCGATCAGCTTGTAGGTAGCAGCTGCCAGCGGTGTGGTATTCATGAAGGTCATTACCTCAGAACGCTTGATTTTTGCCATGTTTCACTCCAAATTTTGTTTGTAAACGAGCCGGCAATTCACCTGGTAAATACCGGTTTCCGATTCGCCCTGTTCAAAAAGATAACCCCATCCGGTCGCTTCGATCAGCTCAGGGGTCTTACCCGCTCCCAGTGATGGGAATAATCCCGCGTCTGTCTGGCTTTCCAGCCAGTCCGCGAAAGTCTCAAAAAACCCGTTATTCTCCAGCCGTTCCAGGTCATCCGCCGTGCTCTCCATCGATTGAAAAGCGAACGGGAACTCCCTCAGCGAGCTGCCGTCGATGTAGCTCTCCACGATCTTCCCGCCGGCTAGCGGTGCCACCGCGTACTGCGTCGGATCGCTGCCCAGGTAATCCACCCACAGCGGCGCGCCGCTCTTCAACCCGGAGTATGCCGCCAGGTACGTTCTCAACGCGCTGATCAGGCTCATTTCTTGCCTCCACCGGCGATCCGGCGCGCACCTGCCAACACAGTATGCACATGGGCTGTTTTCCAGCGCTCGAACCAGAACGGCCCGCGCTGCGGACCAGTCTGGCTGCCTTTCTTCCGAGCCATGTAATACTGCGCTTTGGCATACGGCGCGATCCATTGCACCAGACCGCTGCCCACCCGAGTTCCAAGAATGCCTGATTTGATCAACATTCCTGTACGAAGCGGGATCAGCGGCTCGCACAGTCTCAAAACTTCAGAGTCCACGAAGATCTGCGCCGCGCTGTACCTTTTCAACCATTTCTGTTTAAAGTTGGTATTCCAGCTCAGCTGCGCTTTGCCGTTCGCCGTCACCACGATCTTCCCGCGTGGGGTCTCGATCACCGGGTACGCCATTATGAAGCTCCGATCTGCCAGTGGCTCATTCCAACGCTGCCCATGTCCATCGTGTCCACGCTCCTGATCGTCAACGTGTCAGAGTACTTCGCTTTCAGGTCTGTGATCGTGAAACTCGTGGTGATTGAATCGCTCACCAGCCCGCGCACCACCACATCGCCATCCTGCAGCGTCCAGTAACCCGTCTTCGTCACCAGCGCCTGCCACGTCACCGGATCCTTGTAAGCCGCTCCGCGCGCGTAAGGGATGTAAATGTTTGCCTGGTTGGCCGCCATGTTCCCTCCGCTGGCGATCACGTTGGCCGCCTTGCGGTTTTCCCACAATACGCCGCTGATCTGCGTCCGCTGGTACTTCTCCGCCCGCGTCGCCGCGTCAATGTACTTGTTGTAGAGGGTGATGTCGGAATTATTCCTCATCCCTGAACCCCCGGTACATCAACCCAGTCTGAGCCAGGTACAGCCGCGCAGCGCGTTCCTGCTTTTCCTCGTTGCTCAACATCGCCCTGGCGTTCGCTCCGTAGGTCACAGAGTAACTCCCGACCCGTTCGCTCGTCACACCATCGATGTTTCCGCTGCTCTCCTGCGATTGAATCTCTTCCGCCACGGCGCACGTCGCCATCTGGATCAACTCGATCGTGTCCGCGTCTTCGTCCGCTGTAACCACCGCAGCTGCCCGGTTGAAAGTCACCTGGTCTATCACCTGGCTTGCCCGCAGCGCCAGCCGCGCAAAATCAGCGCTGGCTATGGCAGTACCCAGGTACGTCGTCGTGTAGAACGTGTAGTCCGCGTATGCTGCCATAGCTCAATCCTTATTCTTTGTCAACGATCTTGGCTTTTCTGGACCGTGGTGCTTTTTCTTCCACCGGCAGAAGGTTTGATTTTTCAGCAATCTCAGGTTCTGGTCCGGGTTTTTCCGGTTCCACCATCTCGTACCCGGCCCGTTTGTAGAAATCAACGTCCGCCTCAGGCACGCTCATTGTGATCCCTCCTTTGTTGATCTTTACCATTTTCATTTGATCACTCCTCAGAAAACCATCCAGTAGATCACATCATCTGTCGTGATCTTGTACGTCGAGCCGTCCTCAACGGTCAGCACACCATTTGCCAGTGACGACTTCACGTCCAGCCCAATGTTCACACCCGCTCAAAACACCTGCACCATGAACCCGGTCGCCTCCGGTTTTTCCGTGGTGATATCAACCTTGTTCGCCGAATCATCTCCAGCAATAGCAACGTGCTTCCCGCCATCCGGCAGGTTCGCGTTCAGTTTCGATTGCCAGTCTGTCCCATAAACCTGTGCCATGAGCGTTACGCCGAAACGACGCCCTCCACGTAGTACAGGTACCCGGTCAGCTTGCCGGCCGTCAGCGCGCCAACAGAAACGGTACAGGTGATCTCCTTTGCCGCGGTAGTCTTCACACTTGTGGATTCCGGCGTGTTCGCCTTGGGTACGATCGCCTTGCGGCCGATGGTCGAGAACGGCGCGCCTGAGACCGCGGCCGCGGACTGGATATCGTTCGCTCCTTGCACGGAAATTGCCAGCTGCCCCGAGGCTGAGCTCGTGAACGCGGTGTTAACATCGAAGAACCCGCCCACGATGATCGCGTGCGCTGGCAACGTGACCCCGGTGCCGTGCGCTCCGACGGCAGTGTTGGCAGCACCGGCTGAATCTAGTTCGGCTGTGTCGTACACGAATCGCGCCACGCGCAGCACGCCCAGCCCGCCAGCGGCAAGGTCGCCGCTCATCAGGGGCTCCAACGTGTCAAAATTGTCATTCACATCCTTCAGCCAACCGGATATTTGGATTGGTTTTAAAGCAGGCATATTGTTCCTCTTTCTGATCTATGCCGGGGTATTAACGCCCCGGCTTTTAACCAATATGATCACAGCAGGTTAGCTGTTCTTCTTGTGCAGGTAGATCCCGTCCACCTTGTTCTCATACACAAACGCGTCATGGTACAGGCGGTACTGGAACAACCAGGCGTCCGCGGTCTGGTTCTCATCCGGGCTGAAGATTTTCGGCATGCTGTGCTTAACCGGCTGCAAAACAGCGCTCGGGTGTACCAACAGGAAGTTGATGTCACGTCCGGTGGAGGCGGTTTTGCTGAATCCGCCCGCGTTGGAGCTTGATCCAGCGTCCAGTGTCACCTGGGTGTAGAACCGCGTCTGCGGTACAACCACCACTTCAACACCGTCCAGGTCCTTCACCCTGCGATCTGCAGCGGTTTCGTTCGCCAGCGTGCGCGAAACAGATGCCTTCAATAGGCCGTAGATCGCGCTGGAGATGTACAGGATACGTCCCTCATCAGGAACATCGTCATTGTCCAGCTGGGTCATCGCCACATCAAAAGCCGCCAGAACAGCTGAGGCGGTGGTCAGAGCTGCCTCGGACACAGTCGAGATCCCGCTGGTCCCCGCGTATTTCGCGAAGCGGTACGCATCTACTTCTGGCACCACCTGGGTGCGGATGAACTCTCCCACCAGCGTACCAAACGCCTGACCGAGGGTCTCCTCGTTGTCCATGCGGTCAATGCTGAAGGAGCGCCCGCGGCTGGCCGCCAGCTGCATGGTTTCCCATGCGCCGGTTACATCACCTGAAGGGTAACCTGTCGCCCGGCTGTAAGTGCCAAGTCCCACCATCGAGGTCTTGAACACCTTTACTTCGTTGGCCGCCCCGAATTCAACCGGTTTGGTCATCGCGTCCATCCGCGAAGTCAACGAGGCTTTCTTGTAGATCTCGTCCAGGATGGGGAGAAACTTGCTTGCTAATGAAATTGAATTTGACATTTTTGTTTATCCTTATGTTGTGGTTTCCAACCCCGCCGCCTTCCGTGCGGCGAAAACGATTGGATCAGTATTGGTGGTTGTTTTATTGCCACCCGTCACGATTTTCGGGTTGGCATCTTCACTCTCAAACAGGTAATCGTTCTCCGTCTTCACCTTCTCCAGCTGCTCGGTCAATCCCACGATCGACCCATCTTCAGCCAGTTTCAGATCCGTTTCCTTCAGCAGTGCTCTCACAGCCACCGGGTTTTTTGCCTTCGCCCCGCGCAGCGCGGATTCCAGCGCGTGATCAAACTTCAGCTTGCTCACCTGCGCCTGTGCGTCCTGCGCTGCCTGCTCGGCCTTGGCTTTCCATTCGTCAGCGGATTTCTTCACGCCTTCGATGTCCATGCCCTTGAAAGACTCGATCTGCTTGCTTGCCTCTGTCAATTGAGACGCAACACCATCCAGCTCCTGCTGCTTCGCGGCCAGGTCGCTCTTGAATTTCTCAATGCCCTTGCCGTGCTCGATCAGCACCTTCTGGATCAAATCTTCGTCTTCAATCCCGAGCTTCTTCAGATCTTCCTTGTTCATTACCTGTTCTCCTTCTTCCCCTCAGCGGGGTTCCTCGCGCCTACCCGTTTAACGTGGTCGGGGTCACGCGGCGCCCGGCGCTTTTACGTTTGCCGGATAACGAAATGGGTGAGTCGGATGTACCATACTCACCCTTAGAATAAAGGCCGCCGGAGAATAAAACAACCATGCAATTTTGCTATATTTTTGGAAATATGTTTGTAATTTAGCCAGATATGTGTGTAATTATTAAGAATATGTTTGTATAGTTCAAAACTCTTAGGGTGGGTTCAAAATCAACCAACCTCAAAAAGTTGTATAATAGTTGTATGACAGAAACGTATAATTCATTTGATGAAATCAAAGATCCAAAATTTCGCCGCACTATTGAAGGGCTGGCAAAGCTCTATTATGATGGAGATGTTAACGCCGCTCTTAATCATTACAACAATATTGACGAAATTATGGGAACAATTTTTATTAAGCCTAGTAATCATTCTTCGATGATTGCCAACCTACGATTCACGAACCATTAATAATCAGTTCCCCTGAAAAGTAATTTAAATTCATACCCGAAAACTGGTGATCCTGATCCATCCCATTCAGGCAGAGGTTCTTGTTCCACCTTTTTCACTTGACTGGATTTGAACTATTGACACAACGTGCTATAATATAAGTGTCTGAGGTGAGGAATCACCACTCACGCACTGAGTCCGTAAAAGGCCAGTCAAGGAAGACGCTGGAACTGGTGGCCCAGCCAGACAATTAAATTCAAACCGCTTGAGGTAGAGAACCTGTCATCTACGCCCGGATACAGCGAAAGCTAAGGGTATGTGGGAAAGGGCAGACCCACCAAGCGGTTTTATTTTTTCCACACTTGCCTGCCATTTTTCCTATTAACCACAACTGTTCGTTTTCTCGAAAACCTGTATGAAAGCACCGAGTGATTTAACGCACCTGGTTCGCTTTGCATAAGAACAGCAGTGCGGAAATATAGATCGTCGATATGTTGTTTATAAAAGATCGCCATCATCGGATCGTGGCTGTTTCGATGAACTTCATCTGGATCTATCACAACAGAGGACAAATTCCCTTCAAATTGCTTCATTTCAGGATGTTTTTCTAAATAATGATCTCGTTGCTTCCCTGTCAGTACCACCGAAAGGTTTCCGTCGACGTTTTCTGTCCAGTTCTCTACTATTTCTCTGTTTATTTCTCCCAACGGTACAACGCCATCCGAATTCAAATTCTGTATAGATTCTAGTAAAGAATCCGATGACGTTGAGCCATATTTTTCCCTTTTCTTTGGTATGTCACCGAGAAATACCTGCTCTCTCTCCCCCTGCCTGATCAACCCCGTCTCCTTCACAAATTCCCGCATCCTGGCCTGCCACTCGCGCACCTTCGCCGTCTCCCTCTCGTGATCCAACCCGGCCGCCTCCAGCGCGCCTGCTTTTCGCTTCCACTCCCTGATCTTGCGCTCGATCGCCCGCTGCTGCTGCGTTGCCTCGTACACGCTCATCTCTTTCCCCTGGTACACCACTTTCTGATTCGCGTACTCGTCCAGTTCCTTCTGCGTGTACAGCTTCTCCGAGAGTCCCTCGTAAAATGGATACATCGAATGCCGGCAATTCACGCCGTGCAGCCCAACAACGGTTCCCAGCCCGGTCACCTCTGCCAGGTTAGGGTACTCCGGTGTGCTCCCCACGATGCTGTACACCTTCCCCTGCCAGCTCTCGTGGTTCATTGGACCCGTCCCCTCGTTCCTGGCTCCGATGTGCGCCGACACCTGCATCAGGTTCATGCCCATTTCCTGCGCCCGTGTTAACTGCAGTTCCCCGGTCGTCTGCCCGATCCCCGTCAGCACCACCCGCCGCATCGCCACGTCCAGCTGCTCGCTCCTCCCAGGGAACCTGATCACCGTCAAACCCTTCCTGGCAACGTGCTCCACCGCGTCCCGTAGCGCTGAAATGTAATCGAACGCCCCGCTCGCCACCTGCATGTACGCCAGGTCCGCCGCCTCGATGAACAGGTTCTGCGCGCTCAGCGCTGTGGTCATCGTCAGGTTGCGCATCACCCCGCCGGTCTTCCGTAATCCTGCTGCCAGTACCTGAGTCATCGCCGGGCTCATGTTCAATGGCAGCGGCTTCAATCCCGCCGCCTTGTAAACTGTGTCGTCAAATCTGGTTGCCCGCACTCCCGCTTTGATGAACGCCCGGCGCAGATCCTTCTCGCTGATCCCGGTCAGTTTTTCCAGCTCCTTCAGCGCGTGCTCGTAGATCAGCCCGCTCTCCGTCAATCGCTGCATCATCCACGCGGTGGAGCTGGTCAGCTTCATCCCGCGCAACCTGCGCGCGATCTCGTTCAGCACCGATTGGATGTACACCTCGTACAACTCCAGGATCGGCTCTGTCAGCGTATCCAGTTCATCAAACGCCAGCAATTGCACCCCCTTGAACCACCCGGCTTGCGTGCCTTCGGGTTTTTATGGTATAGTTTATTTGCGTTCGAGGAGGAATTATGGGCACAAAAGAACAAGGCGAAAACATGGAACGGGAACAGCTTCTCGCAGTTTTAGGAGAAACTCCTGAAACGCTGGACCGTGTTATTGAGAACATTAAAATATTTCGCAAGCAACGGGAAGAACGAGAAAAACAAGCAAAAACGCAGCCCAAGAACTTCCAAAGATAGCCATTCAAGATTTCTCTTTTCATTTTCCGGGTGGATACCATGGGCACAAAAGAACAAGGCGTAAACATGGAACGTGAGCAGTTACTGGCTGTTTTAGGAGAGACTCCTGAGACAATTGACGCAGTAATTGAAAGATCCCTGCAAATATCCGCGCAGCTAAAGCGTGAAATGGAAGCAGAAGAAAAATCAAAAACTTCACCAAAATGATTCTTCATCAGTTTTCTTTTCGCTCCATAAAAACCACATCCGGGTTGTCATTCCTCTCGTAATCCCAGCCTTCCGGCGCGTACTGATCATCCCACTTCAGTCGTTTAGTCTCAACAAAACCTGCTGCGGAATATAATTTAACTAAATGGCGGGTTGTCGGATGCTCGTAACAATCCAGGTGGGTTGCACCTCTTTCTAAAGCGCAATCTACGATTGAATCTCCTCTCCCCCTTACCAAAGAGAACGCGCTGATCATCTCTCCGTCCGGTTTGACCGCGAAGCCGCTCAACTTATCCTCGGTCAGGTAGATCTTCGCCCCCATCTTTCGATACTCTTCTTCCGAATACACGGTCACATACCCCTTCAGGTGCGGTGGCAGACCATTGATCCCGCGGATCAGGTCCACGGCGTTCCCATCGCTGAACTCCACCCTCGCCGGTGGCAGTCCTGCAGCGCGTCTGGCAGCGTTTTCGATCGTGTGCAATTGCTCGTCGGTCCACTCGCCGCCGTTGGGGTTCCCGGCCGGCACGCGTGCTTGGTTCGGGTCATACGGCATGTTTACGTCCCCTTGAACAGGTCCGCTTCTTGCGGCTCTTCATTTTTCACCAGGGCGATCATCTTTTTCGCGGTCTCCTCGTCCTCCCCAAAGTTCCGCATCCTGAACTCCACCTTGCCCATCAGCCCGTTCTGCACCAGGCGCATGTCCTGCTGGAACTGCACATCCTTGTCCACCACTACCGAATCATCGAAATCGAAAATGATCGAATACGCACCGGCGGGCGCCAGTTTGTACAGTGTCGTCCACACATCCATCGCGTAAAGCAGCTGCTTCAACGCCGCCTCCAACGCGTTCTGCATCCCGCGCACCGTCGCGTAGGTCCGCTGCTTGCTGATCTTGATCTCCGTCGCCGTCTTGCTCTCCACCTGCGGATCGCTGATCGTCCCATAAGCCAGCCCGCAGTTGTACTCGATTTTCTTCAGCACCGCGTCCAACCCGTTCAATATCGACGCCTCTCTGAACTCAGGTGAGAACTCATGAAAGAACCCGTCTTCCCCAATCGACCCGCTTGAATTTGCCAGCGCCCGGTACAGCCGCTTGTCTGGCAGTACCGCCCGTCCTTCATCATCCCGGTCAAACGCCAGCACGTCCGCGAAGATTGCCCGCTTCCCGCTTTCGAACTCCCACAGCAGGTTCGACCACAACTCATCCGCCTGTCTGATTAGATCCACCGCCCGGCTGTAGCAGCTGATTCCCAGGGGAGAGGTTGGATCAATGTTGTTCGCCATCGGAAAGCGATAATACCCGTACAGCGGCGCCTTCACATTGCTGATCGTCGCCAGCGGCTGCAGATCCTTCCATGGCTCAAAAGATTCCATGTTGATCTGTGACCCGATCTCCCCCTGGCTGCTCGACTTGAACGCCAGGTTGCGCACGGTGATCACCGCGCTGTTGCTGTCAAACTCGTGCCACTCCAACCGCGTGAACACATCTTTCCCCTGTGTCCGCCTGTCCACAAACACACAGGAAGTAATGTTCCCGTTCGCGTCAAACGCCACCGGCAGGAACTGGTCCGCCTGGATGAAATCCACGTCGATCCCCTTGCCATTCGGGAACGGCTTCAACATCAATCCGCCCTTCGCGTTGCCGTACTCGATCATCTCGCGCAGCTTTGGCACCACCTGGTTGATCTGCCCCTGCAGAAACGCCGCCCGGCCGTTGTCCCCATCAACCTTCACTTCCAGCTCGATCGTCGTCAGGTTCGCCAGCTCACCCGCGATCGCCGCCGGTAGGTTCATCGATTGCACGTAATCGTTCAACCACTCCGCCTGGTTCTTGTACATCGCCGCCCAGGTCTCCAGCGCGGTGCTCATCTCCGTCGAGATCGCCACCTCAACACCCAGCTTGTTTTTTATCGTCTCTCTTGAAAACATCTTGAACGCTCCTTTGATCCAATTCAGGATTTTCTCGAACATCATTTACCTCTCTGCCGCCAGAATAAATTCGTCGCGTAGCGCGTGTCATCGATCCCATGGTTGTTCTTGTCCGGGTACGCGCTGATGTAATTCCCGTCCTTGTCCTTCTCCAGCTCATATTCCGTGAACTCCTGGGCGTGATACGGCGCCCGTTTCGGATCGATCACGATCTTCACCAGCGACTGCAGCCATTTCATGGAATAATACACGCTGTCCGGACCCTTCTCCGCGCCGATGATGTTCGCCCCGTACTCCCTGAAGTCCGCCACCGATTTCGGCTCCGCGCTGTCAGCGATGATCAGCCCCTTCCGGTCGATCAGCCCCAGTTTCAGCAGTTTGTCGTACACCTTCCGGTTTCCCATCCGGTTTGCTCTGAATTCGCCGTAGATGTACAGCGTCATCCGCGCCGGGTCGTAGTGCATCAGCCCGAACGAAAGCGGATCAGGGAAGTACCCCCAGTCCATCCCGCGCAACGGCCGGTCAAATCCTGCAATCTCCTCATCCGTGATCTCGCGCAGCTCAACGTTCTCGAATACCATCCCGCCGGTGCCCGTCACCACCCCCATGTATTCATGATCGTACGCCTGCCTGTTGATCCCCTTCAGGAATTCGGCTTCGTCCAGGAAGGTGCGACCCAGCCAGTCCGTTGGCACCTCCAGGTACGTCGAGTGGTGCTGCAGCTGGTTCTCTTTCGGGATCAGCGCGTACTTGTTCACCCAGTTCGCGTTCGTCTTCGGCGGATTGTACGTCTTGAACTCCCAGGTCAGATCCCCGCCGCGCAAGACCGATTGCTCAATGTTGCGGATCGCCTCCGGACCGTGGAACTGGTCCAGCTCCTCGAACCACAACAGCCCGATGTAACCGAACACCGGCTTGATCGACTTGATCTTTTCCGGCTTGTCCGCCCCCCTGAAGTAGATCTTCTGCCTGGTTGGCAGGTACTCGATCTCCAGCGGGCTCGTCGTGCACTTGAACTGCTCCTCCAACCCCAACACCTGGATCGCCCACACCAGCTGAGAGTAAACAGAATCCCGCAGCGTGTTTGCCACCTGGCGCAGTGCCAGCCCGTGCACGTTCGGGTTGTTCACCAGCAGAAAAATGAATGCCAATGACGCGAAGCTCGATTTCGTCGACCCGCGTCCGCCCTTCAACAGGTATTCCGTGTGCCCGTTGTTGCGCAAGTCGCGGTACACCGGGAAGAACGACGGCGCGATCAGCTCCGCCGGCAGGCTGGCCAGCGCGCCCGCCGTTGAGGACCTGTCATCCTCGCCCTTCTCCAGCCGGTAATACCTCCCCAGCTTCTCCAACGCCTGCTGCGCGTCATGCAGCTCGACCTCCACCCACTCGTCTTCCCACGGCTCAGCTGCTTCCCCTTTTCCTTCCAGCCGCCGCGTGCGTTTTGTCTTGATCTTCTTGATCAGGTACATGTATTCCATCGCGTCAGGGTTTTTGAAATCGAAATACACGAACCCATCGTCAGTGATGCGGATAAATGGCAGCTGAGACGCGCGCGCCATCCCCGTCAGCCTGGCCAGCACCTCGCTCTTCGGCATCGCCATCTTCTCAAGCCGCTCTGAAATTTGCTGTTGAATGCTAGCCCTTGCCAGCCATTCTGCTGCAGTTGATCTGCATGCTTCCCGGTCCACCTTCGGGTGTAAACGCGAATACGCTTCCGTGCCGTTCATGTTGCAGCGGAAGTACATCTCCACAAACGCCGCCTCTTTAAACTCTTTTGCGCTTTGGCGCGGCTGACTTTTGCCCGCTGTTGTAGAGAGGGTTTCTGGTGAGCTCGTGTTTACGTTGGATATTTGAACCGCCTTCGGCTGCTTCAGCCCTGATACTGGATTGCAGCACCGACTTCACCTGTTTCAGCACCTCAAGGCGCGCCTTCAATTCAGCGTACTTCCCGGCGACACTTGAATATTCGATCTGTGTCTCAAGGATTTCGGTGCCAACCTTGTCGAGAAGCGCCACCTTGCCCCCGTAATCCAGGGCAAGGATGTCTGTTTTTGCCAGCCGGTCAACCATGAGGTTTTCTCAACTCCCGGCGCCCATCCGAAAGAACGCCGGGACAATATCCGAAGAGTCGTCACGCGGGCTTTGCACGTGAGCTTCTCGATCCGGCTGCCGGTAATTTCTCGCGCACATACCGGTCATGCTCCTCGTGCGATTTGTCGATGCTTTCCAGTTGGTGGCAGATCGCCGCGTTCAGGTTGTCGATCGCCCTGATCACCGCCGTGTTGCGCATCTCAAACGCCTGGTCACGCTTGTCCAGCGCGTCCATGAACGCCTTCTGAGAATCTGAGGAGCGCTTGGCCATCTCCAGCGAATACCAGATGAATACCCCCACCAGTGGCACCTGTATCAGCAACGTGATCCATGAGGGTACCTGGGCTG